TTGCGCCGTTGGTGTAGCTCTCGGCCAGCGTGCCGGTGAGCCGCGCGGCAATGAGCTGCGCAGCATAGTTGGCGCGGCTTGCGCCCCAGCCGGTTTTTGTCTTGGCCACCACGTCGGCAATGCGTGAGGCGGTAGCCTTGCCGAGCCGAATGGTGACCCACTCTTCCGAGCCTTGAATGATCTCGGTCATGAGCGTGCCTTTACTTTCTTGGCTTCCAACGCTTCCTTGGCGCTAGAAAAATTATTCGGCGTTAGCTGTTCCAGACGGTCAATTTTCATGTAGGTGCAGAAACGCTTAATGTCCGCGCCGGCCTCGACAATGAGGGCCTGAATTTCGGAAAGCTGCTCCTTTGTGATCGAACTCTGGTCAAGTTCGGCAGGAATGTCGCGGCCATTATTCTTGCCATTCACTGCCGATTGAGCCGCATTGGCGTCGTCGTCCTCTTCGGAAGAGTTGCAAACCAGCGCGGCCAAAGAATAGCGCCGCGCATACGTTTGCGCCGATCCCATTTCCTGTGGCTTGCCGATGGGCAACGGATATTCGCTCGACAGCCATTGCCCGCTGGTATGCATCAACATGGTTGTCAGAACCATGCCGCCGTTTTGTATGCCGATGGTTTGCGTGACGGCTAGTCCATTATCTGATAGCGGCTTGCGGATTGAGTCGAGCACTGATGCCAACGTTGCATAACGTGACCGGAAGTGCGGATTAATCTTGTCCATCACTGCGTTTTGCATTGCGCCTTGCGCTTTGGAAAGCGCGGCTGCGATCTCGTTTATTTGTTCGGATTTCATAATACGAATTCCCGATCGTGAATGTGAACTTTGCCATCATAGGTATAGAAGGCTGCGATCAGCATTCCGCGACGGTGCTGGAAGCGGACGGTGTGGTAATTGCGCAGAGCCTCTTTGATGCGCTCGGCGGCCCATTGCGAGGGCGTGTCACGCACGAGGCCGGGTGCTTCGTTGTTCACAGCGCACCTGCCATTAGGCCGACTGCGAACGAGAACAGCATGAGCAGCGCGTAAGAGAGGATGATGGCGGTGTCTTTCATGGTATCCCCGACTGGTTTGCTGTGTTCTGGCGTCGGGGATATTAGTTGCATGATACGCAACTGCCGTCAAGCGAAAAGTTGCGCAATAGGCAACTATCACGAAATGTTGCCAAAATGCCGCACTCAGGTTTTGCGGTAGCAGGGTAAGGAAACCCCTAGGAAGGCCGCTGGCGCGAGTTTTGGCCTAGACCTTAGCCGCCCTAGGGAAGGCGGCTTTTAACGTATCCCGCATGCGCTCTAGCTCTTGGCGGCTACGGCCACGGAAGAGTTCTGTCATCCAATCGTGGTCAGGATGCCGAAACAGGCTGGCAGGCTCGTCCAGCCCAAAAAACCCAGCTAAGGCAACAAGATATTGTTCGTTTGGAATTGTGCCCTGAAACCAGCGGGTTACTGTGCTTTTCTCGGTGTTCAACTCACGCGCTAGGTCGGCTTGAGTTACACCGCGTCGGATCGCCCATTCTGGAATGTAATGGAACCTCTGTGAGGCACGGGGTGGTCGCGGCATGCGCAACCCTAGTCCCGCCGATTTCACGCCGTCATTAGCGCGATACGCAACCTTTTCCTTGACAATAGTTGCTACATACGCAACTATGTACGCCATGAGTACAAATCCTTTGCGCGCCTATCGCGCAAACAATCGACTAACCCTCAAGAGCGTGGCCGACGCTTTCGGTGTCCACAAGACAACCGTGTTGCGTTGGGAAGAGGGTCAGATTCCAGCCGAGCGCGTGGCCTCGATAGCAGCATTTACCGGCCTTCAACGCGCCGATCTGCGTCCTGATCTTTACTGCGATCATTCAACGCCCATTCCGGTTCCCGCGCAAGTCACCTGACGCTGCGCGGCTGTAGTCGTGCGTTCTTCCCGCTCTCCTATCCAGGAGGCCCGCATGCACCCTCGCGTTTATCACCTTGCATCGGCTGGCGAGCCGATTAGCACCGACGAGGAGTCGGAATGGCGCAAGCGGTGCATTGCCGATGACGAGCGTTTCAAGGAAGCCATGCTGACGGCGCACCCTGAACTGGTGGCATATGTGAACGAGACGCCGGGAACAGAGTGTCCGGTAATGCTGCCGCGATGAAAAAAGGATGGATGCCGCTTTATACAGGCGACTATTTGCGCGACACGCGCCATTTAACGCTTGATCAGCATGGTCTCTATTTTCTTTTGATAATGCTCTACTGGGATATCGGTCCGCTGCCGAATGACGAGAAGAAGCTGGCAAAGATGTTGGGCCTCCATTCGAGGTCGTTTCGAGCTCCATTCAAGGTCGTATCGCGCTTCTTCTACGAAGCAAATGCTAAGCAATTGCTTCGCCACAATCGTATAGATCAAGAACTGTCAAAAGCGGAAATTATTTCGCAAAAACGCGCACTTGCAGGCGCTAAAGGCGGATTTTTCAATCGAGGAAAAAGCAACGTTCAACGGTTGATTGCCGCTTCAACGGCGAAGCAAATGGTCGACCAATCACAATCACATAGTAAGAATCTTTCTTACTTAGTGCGACCGGGATCGAAAAAAGAAAGTGGTTAGGCGACAAGAAAGCAAGCAAGATGGAACAGAGATTTCCCCCTCGAACTGTTCGTCCAGGACCGCCGAAAGGTCAGGATTATTTCACGTTGAGCGCAAATCACGGTCGGCCGACAGGCCGATTTGAAAGATGGCGTCCGCCGCGCAAACCTGCTGTTGAGCTTCTAAACCCGAAAAAAACTCAAGAATTCAAGCCTTATTCGCGCGAAGAACTTGAAGCGAAATATCCGCGCAAGGAAAGCGCATGACAGTGCAGATATTACGCGGCGATTGTCGGGATGTGCTCAAGACCTTGCCGGACGAGAGCGTGCATTGCTGTGTGACGAGTCCGCCTTATTGGGGATTAAGGGACTACGGCACGGCGAAATGGGAGGGCGGCGATGTGGGGTGCGATCATCGACAATTTGCATACCCACCAGGTCAAGAGACGCCAGGAGGGCGCAAAGGCTCCATGCCCATGTCGGAGAAGGTATTTAAGGAGATATGCGGCAAATGCGGCGCCCGTCGCATTGACAGCCAGCTCGGCCTGGAGCCGTCCTTTGCCGACTACATCGAGATGATGGTGGCGGTGTTTCGGGAGGTGAAGCGTGTGCTGCGCAAGGATGGGACTTGCTGGATTAATATGGGCGACTCTTTTGCCGGTCATAATCTGCCCGGATGGCGGCCTGGCAATGAAGATAAGAATGGCGGCGTCAGCAATAAAAACGGGGTTGGTTATGTTGCCGGACTAAAACCTAAAGATTTAATCGGCATCCCCTGGCGGCTTGCCTTCGCGTTGCAGGCGGATGGATGGGTACTGCGTCAAGAGATCATATGGGCGAAGTCGAATCCGATGCCTGAGTCAGTTACTGATAGATGCACGAAGGGGCATGAGCAGCTTTTCATGTTTGCTAAGGCTAAATGGAGTGGTCCGCAGCCTGGGCGCTTTGGCCATATTTCAGATCAGGACGCGCGATGGCTCGCCCTTTGCATTGATACAGAAGGATGTATTGTTGTTAAGCGAGTAAAACAAAATGATGGCGGGGCCGATGCGTTTGGGCCGCAGGTTACTTTTGGTGGGACTAGCAAAGAATTAATTTATAGATTCCAAGAAATCATTGGACACGGGAATATTGCTACTAGACCGGGGAAAAACGCGCCAATGTTCTATTGGCAACTTGGAAACAATATTGCTCGCGATTTTCTCCACCGTATTTATCCGTATCTGATTGTCAAACAGAGACAGGCGCGCATTGCTATTTATGTAGATGATCTAGTCTATTATCGCGGTGGGAAAATGCTATCCCGCAAACAGCGAGCACCGGCTGAAAACGAGCAACTACTGTCGCTTTGGGCGAGGAACAAGCAGTGTAATCATTTTGGCAGTCCTGATTTGACTGACGTGCCAGAACCTAAGTTCGGGCGCTGGTCTGATTGCCAGAAATATTATTATGACAGCGAAGCCATTAGGGAGCCCCTAGAGGAAAAAACATATACGACATTTGGTTGCTTGCATCGGCCACAAGGGAATGACGCCCTTGGCAAGGTTAAGTCTGATAATTGGGGAAAATCGGTCACGGAGCGCAAACCAAAACTTAACGCAGCAGGTGAGATTGCCGGCCGCAACCGCCGCACTGTCTGGGAAATAGCCACTGCACCATTTAACGGATCGCATCTCTTAGCTGATTATGTCGGCGCCGATGGCATCCCCTACAAACGGTCAGAAGATTGTCCAATTCATGGGCAGCGTGATCGCCGTGAAATTCCGCAAACGGCTTTAAATGGTGAACCGTTAAATCATCAACCCGCCCACAATCTTGGCAGCGGTATTGATCTCGCTTCAGTGCCTTTCGCTTTGCCCGATGCCATACCTTCGATGACCAATTATAAGACATGCGAGGAAACGTCTCCCGCGCATGATCTTCAAAACAGCATCGAGAGCAAAAGGCTCGCCCGGTTGCAGACGCGCCCCGTTGATGGTCCAATAACCGTCGATGGATTTTCTTGCCACAGCGATGACAAGCAAGCGTTATCCAAGCCTGCGGCTTATGCGATGGATTTGCCGCGCCCCGCGTGTGTTGAGATTGCCAAGCCGCATAACAGCGAAAACCACAAAACGGCCCCCGCTCCTGCGACCAGTCCTGCATGTACCGCTTCCGCTCAAATTGGCGAGAGCATTGGCGACAAGTTAGAATTACCAGAGTTTTTTGATTTGGCTGGCCACAACGCCGAGAACAATAACGGGCGGGCCGATTTGGTCGATCATCTTTCGGCTCAAAAGCCACACCGCAACGCAAACAAACTTTCATCCAAGAATAATAAATGTACTTGCGAGAGAATGTCAATAGATCACTTTGCAACCTTCCCTCCTAAGCTCATTGAGCCTTGCATACTGGCCGGTTGCCCGAAGGATGGGCTTGTCCTTGATCCATTTGGAGGCGCGGGCACCACTGGCCTCGTTGCCGACCGCCTCGGCCGCAATGCCATCCTGATCGAACTCAATCCTCAATATGCCGATATGGCCGAGAAGCGCATTTACAGCGATGCACCGCTGTTTAGCTCGCCTGCACCATCAAAACCCGAATGGGATGCCATGTGGCAGCGCCCATTTGATTTCTCACAGGAACCAACGGCATGACCTGGTTTTGCCTCTACACGGCGATTGCCAGCGAATTCAAAGCCATGGCTGGCCTGAACGCACATAATTTCCAATGCTATTTGCCGCTGCTATCACGCAAGCGGCAAATTAGCGGGCGGGTGGTGACCCGGACAAGCCCACTGCTCGCCCGCTACTTGTTTGTGTGCATTCCACCGGAGGAACTGGCTGTTGTCCACAATATTCGCGGCGTGCAGGAAATATTACCGCACGAGCAAGAACCTATTCCAGTTCCGGCGTGTGAAATTGAAAAATTACAGGAGCGTGAGCGCAACGGGGAATTTGTATTTCGGGACACGGCAAGGGACCAGCGACGTTTGCGGAAAATTCTCAAGAGCTTCCGTGAACTTGCAATTTTGAGCGAACAGGAGTACTTCCATGTCAACTGATTTGTTATTGCTGGCTCAGCAATCGCAATCAGCCGCGAAGCTGGTTAGTAGCTCGCATTGCCGCTCGACCTTGCAGGCAGCGGCCGGCGGTTTATCGCGAAAATTCAGGAAGGAATGATCGTCATGCCGATCACGCTCGACCACGCCTATAGCCGTGGAATGGTTTCGCCCAAGGCTCGTGCGCGTGCGCTGACCCTTAGCCAAGGCTCGGCCAAAATGGGCCTCAAGGGCAAGGTTGTGGGTTTCGACAGCTCGCAGGCGACCGACGAATATAAGCCTGACAAGGGCAAGGTGCCCAAGAACGAAATCAACAATCGCGAGCAGCAGCACCGGACGCAGATCGCAAAGGGTTGGGTCATTGGCGTTGGCGGTCATGCCGGCAAGGGCGAATACAAGAGCGCCAAGGGTGGTCAACCAACGCGGGACGCTATCAACGCTCCTGGCAACGCCAAGAAGTTTCCTGCCAGCTCCAAAGTGAAAAAGGGCAATCTTCGCTATCGTACGCGAGGCAATTCCGGCGGCAGCGACACCAACAAGGGCGGCGACGGTAAGTATTACTACGGCGGACCCAATAGCAACGAGCGGTAGCAAATGAGCTATCAGGGCGCTGGTTTTTGGGGTGATAATCTCAATCGGATTGAAGACAAATTAGACCGAGTCCTCAATCTGTTATTCAAGGTCTTGCACAAGGGAAATGAAATCATGGGACAGCTTGAGGACGTACTGGCGCAGGCCGAAACCAACGCAAAGGCGAACAGCGATGCCGAGGATGCAGTCGAGGCATTGCTCAACACGCTATCGCAGCAGATCGCGGCGCTGAAACTCACCACGACTGACCCAGCCACCATCACGCGCGTGCAAGCGCTTGCGGATGGGCTCAAGGCACGAGCCGCACAGCTCGCAGCCGCGGTTGTCGCTAACACACCGGCTGCGTAATGAACGGTAAATTTCGAGATTACATTGCCGATCCCGTCCAAGCGGCGGCGGCGCTTCGCGATGAAGATCGCAAGCTCGCGCCGCGCCTGGAAGAGGGAACCATCATCGAGAAAGCCTGCTTTGTGACCGATGTCGACGGCGATTGCTGGTGGATCGATCCCGCAAGTCAAACCATCAAGCGCGTCGAGGACGATCGCTAGATGCCCTCCAAATCGCCTGCACAAGCGCGCCTGATGGCAGCCGCTGCTCATACGCCGGGTGGCTACGGCGGCGTGCCGCAAAGCGTAGGGCGGGACTTTAATCAGGCCGACAAGGGCTCGAAGCTTCTCAGTAGAGCTAATTCCGGCCGCCATCGCGGCAAGGTAAGCAACAGCAGCAGGGTATCTGACAAACTTGTCACCGGCCATTCGGCATTAGACCGCGCTCGCAGAGGGGGATCATGAAAGGAGACAGAAATGTGCGATTATAGCTTGCAAAACGTCAAATCTCGCCCCGCGGCGGTAGGTGACAAGCTCGTAACTCACAATTTCGGCACCGGCACCGGCGGCTTCGCCAGCGCAGACGATCAAGAGTATCCTCGGACGGCAGTTTGCGTTCTTCCGGGCACTGAAATCGCCTTCGAGAAAAGAGCCAATCCATTCCAGAATAGTGAAAAGGCCAAGCATCACGTTGCAATCTTTCGCCAGATCAACAAGGAGACTGAGCGCACCCACCACGACGCGCTCGAGTTCCCGGACGGCGAGGTATGCCTGCTGACCTATTTTCCGGCAGGACAGCTCGCAACCGTCCTACAACTTCCAGCCGCTCCCAAGACCGAGCAGGAAGCTAAAGAGCAGACACGGCTTGAGGTTGTCGGCTGACGATGGATGACGATTTGCCGAGGCTTATGAGCGAGGAGGAGCTTGCGCATTATTGGCCACATTGGCCCCATAAGCCCCCTTTGGGAAAATCACGGCCTCCAACGTGGTTCAATGATGCCCATCGGCAAAAACTTGTCGAAGCTAAAAAGCGTCGAACTCCCGAACAATGGAAGGTCCAAGCAGAGAAATCCATTGAATCTCGAATTGAGAACTGCCGTGAAAGGCTTGGCATGACGCGCGAGCAGTTGGCCTCTTTATCAGACAGCGAATTGCTCAGGCTTGAGAACTTCGGCAAGAAATCACTGAAAAGGCTTCGCGATGGAGCATCCTCCGGCTGACCGACGTAGCGGCTTGTAGGGCAATCGAGTTCTTCCTTGCGTTACAAGCCGCAGCTTTGCTCGCGCGCATCATTGGCCTGATATGAAATGGCTACGCTGTATCGTCCTATGGACCATCATCATCCTGTTTTTCGCAACAGCGTTCTTCACGAGCACAAAGCATCGGTTTCACATGCTGATCCTGGCTATGGGATTGCAGTTATGAGCCTGTCCGAAAAATTGCTCGCTTGGCTGCGCAATCAAGGGGAACCGCCAGAAACCGCCATGGCGGCGCTATGCTCGGCCTCCGTGACGATGATGCTATCGGGAGACAATCCACAGCTTGCTCGCAAGCACTTCATTGATGGCATTGACCGCATGCTGTTGGCATACCGTATGGCAAGGGACTGATGGGCATCCTCCGCAACCAACGTCATGAACGATTTTGCCAGGAGTTTGCACAAGGCAAAACTGCAACAGAAGCAATGGAGTTAGCTGGCATCAAGGATGCACGCAATTCAACACGTTTGACGAAAAGCGACGAAATACGACGAAGGATTGACGAATTACAAGCGCCAGCAGTTGAAAAGGCCGAAATAACAATAGCTTCGCTAATCGAGGAAGCCGATCGTCTCCTGCAAGGCGCCGAAGGCAAAGAGCAATACTCGGCCGCGATCGCAGGCCTAAAGCTCAAGTCAATCTATGCCGGCCTCTACGTCGAAAAGCAGGAAGCAAAAGTCGAAACCACCGAACATGTCATTGAACGACAGCCGAACGCAGCCGACTGGCAAACCAAGCATAGCGCCGAAGAGGATAGTCGTCTGGCGGCCGCAGTCGGGCCCTCAGCACGCTCTCATTGAGTGCCCATGCGAGGAGGTGTTCTTCGGCGGCGCCCGCGGCGGCGGCAAAACGGACGGCGTGCTCGGCAAGTGGGCCATCAAAGAGCAGGACTATGGACGGCACTTCAACGCCATCGGCTTCCGCAGATCAACTGTCAGCTTTGAGGACGCAATTGAGCGAAGCAAAGAGATATATGGACCGCTTGGAGGCAAGTATATTGGTTCACCAGTCCCTCATTGGAAAATGCCTCACGGCGGTAGAATCAGCTTCCGCTATCTTGAAAGCGTTGCCGACGCCGGAGAATACCAAGGCCGAAACGTCACCGACGCATGGGTAGAAGAGGCAGGCCAATATGAAACTCCTGCTGCAATCGATCGCCTATTCGGTGTGTTGCGTTCTGCTCATTCTGTTCCTGTTCAGCTCATTCTTACTGCTAATCCTGGTGGGCCTGGTCAGCATTGGATACTTGATCGCTACAAACTTCATCCATTCCCGCGCAAGCCGCGGCTTATACAGCGCGCATTACCGACAGGTGAGACGCATACGATTGCGGTCATTCCTTCGCGGATTACCGACAACAAAATCCTTGTCACGCAGGACCCTGGCTATATCGGACGATTGCATTTGGTCGGATCAGCCCAACTGGTCAAGGCGTGGCTAGAAGGCGATTGGACAGCGATTGAGGGAGCATTCTTTGACTGTTGGAGTGAAAAGAACATTATCCCGCCGTTCACTGTTCCAGTGGATTGGCTGCGCTTTCGCTCTGCCGATTGGGGCAGCTACAGCCCGTTCAGCGTTGGATGGTGGGCAGTCGTCCAGGATGATTTCCGGTTTCCGGGTGAACTGGACGGAAGAGGAAATGGCGGCGCTCGATCGCGTACGCTTCCCCGCGGTGCGCTTGTCCGATATCGAGAATGGTACGGAGTCGGTGGCGGCAAGGCTAAGCTCACTGCGGAACAAGTTGGCGAAGGCATAGCGCAACGTGAGCGCGACGATCCTGCACTTTCGTACGGCGTCCTCGACCCGTCGGCCTTCAACGAGGACGGCGGCCCGTCCATTGCCGAGCGTATCAACACTGCTCTCATTGGCAAGAAGTGCATCGCGTTCCGCCCGGCGGACAACTCGAAGGTGCCACGCGTTAGCGGCACGGATCGAGGCGGCGCTATGGGCGGCTGGGACGCCATGCGGCAGCGCATCATCGGGCAAGACGGCCGGCCGATGATCTATTGCTTTGAGACCTGCACCGACAGCATTCGGACGATCCCGACGCTGCAGCATGACGAGGCGCGAGCGGAGGACGTGAGCGGCGAGGATCATGCGGCCGACGAATGGCGTTATGCGTGCATGAGTCGTCCATGGCTGCATGCCAAGCCTGAGCCGCAGGAAGTCAAGGATGGCTGGCGGACGTATGAGGACGATACGCATGAGAGCTTCAAAACCATTTGAGTTCTGGCTTCCTTTGTTACAGGAAGAAATGGTGATGTGGGCTGTTATGCGGAATGCATCGTATCAACTTCGCAAGCAGATTGATGCGATTGAAAACGACAAACCAATGCCGGACTTCGTGCCATATAACGGACTGAGAATACAACAGAGGAGACCAAGACCATGACTAACGTTGATACGCCGGCCACGCGCTATGATCCGATGACCGGCAAGCCGATTGTGCCCACGCCTGCGCCTCATGACGCCGCGGCACCCGCGGCGAGGGCGGCCCGCAAGCCGCCGCACGTCAAAGAGCCGACCAAAGAGCAGCGGGTGGACAGCCTGATTGCCGGCTATGCCTTCGGGCTCGAACACAACACGCCTCGGACGCCCGCGGAGCTTGCTGAGCTGCGCTGGGCGCTCGGCAAGGAGCTAAAGCCCACGCCGCTTACTGCGGACGAGCGCAAGGCCATGGCAACGGCTACCGTTACCAAGGTAGCCAAGGACGCTTTCTTGCAGGAGAAGGGCGATCCGGTGCCGGTGAACTTGGTGACGACGCCTGTGCCAGCCGCGGTTGTGGCGGCACATCCCGATCTTGCCGGGTGCAGTTATTGCCTAGTGGACGACAAGATCATGATCGTGGACCTCGATCGCAAGGTTGTAGCGGTGGTGTGATGACGCTCGGCCTCGCATTCTGGATATTGATGCTGCTTTGGCTGGTGTTTGGGCTATGGGTAACATGGCCCAATCACTACCTCGTCGGCGGTAATCTGTTGCTGTTCATCCTGTTGCTGCTGCTTGGCTGGCATGCCTTTGGGCCGCCGATCCACGGCTAAGCACGCGCCGCTGCCCAAGCGTGTGCCGCTCGTTTCGCTGCACGGCGCCGTGGTGGCTATCATCGTCGTCGTGGTGGCGTGCTGGATTGCCTATTTCATGCCGAGCGGGCCGATCAATTGAGGGCGCTCGCTCTACTGCTTGCATTTCTGCTTGTTGGCTGTGGCGGATCGAGCCCGACACCTTCCCCGCCTTCGCCAACGCCTGTGCTACCGCAGCCGGCGGCCGGCTGGGCCATCACGGAAGGCAGCATGGGCTATGTGGTATTGGCCGATCCGCCCACGATCAGCCTGCCGCAGTGCGCATCGGCCTCGACGTGCTGGATCAGCTATGTCGAGAAGCACACGGGAACTGCCCTTACCGGCAAGGACTCGCTGCTGCTGAGCTATGAGATAACCGGCGACAACACGTCATTCGTGAATGATAGCCCGAACAATACATGCGGCGGGCCTCCTGCGTTATCGCTCCTGATCCATCAGATTGGCGATACCGGATTTGCGCCCTCGATGCGCTGGTTTTCACAAGAGCGGCAAGCGTTGGCTGTGGGCAGAGTTTCATGGGCTGTGCCGCTGCTGTTGTCCAAGTGGATCAATGTCAATGGACAATCAACCGATCAGGCCGGATTTGACATGGCCTTGGCAGCACAGGGCAGCATTGGATTGGTGTTTGGTGGTGGTTGCTTTGCTGGTCACGGCGTTGCCGTTAGTGCTGGCGATGCTACTTTGAAGATTGATGGATTGACGATCCAATGAATGAGCCCATTTGGGTTTGCTTGTCCATCGTGGGGTGGGCAGCATTATTGGCGGTAATGGTGCTCAATGCCTAACCTTGAACGCTATATCGGCCGCGACGGCACGGTCGGCAAACAGGTCACCAACCAGCCATCCGAGGGCGATTGGGGACCGGACGAGGAAGGCTACCTGCCTATCTCGCGGCTCAAGCAGCAGTACATCGACTACATCAAGGCCAAGATACTTGAGATCGAGGAGCATCGCGTTGGACGACATTACTATCATGGCGCCCATTGGACCGCCGAAGAAATCCGTATGCTCAAAAAGCGACGGCAACCTATCGTTACTTACAATCGAATCAACCGAAAGATTGATGGAATCGTTGGACTTGTTGAAAAGCTTCGGGCTGATCCAAAAGCCTTTCCGCGTAATCCTCGCAATGCCGCCGGGGCTGACGTCGCTACTCAAGCAATTCGGTTCGTCCTCGACAGCATAGATTGGAAAACCCTTGAGCACAATTCTACCGAGCGATGCGCTATTGAAGGAATTGGAGGACTTGAATTCAAGCTGTCAGAGGGCGATCACGGCGATCCAGACATTAGAGCAGATTACTTCTTCGGAGAAGATTGGTTTTACGATCCGCGTTCCCGACGCGCTGATTTTTCAGATGCTCGATACCACGGAATTGCTAAATGGCTTGATATCGAGGCTGCAATCGAGCTGTTCCCCGACCAGGAGCAGGCAATCCGAGACTCAATGGACTCCGGATTTGACCTGACGACGCATAGCGATCAGGAATACAAGTGGATATACACCAATGAACGCCGAGTCAGAATGGTGGAGCATTGGTATCGCTACAAAGACGACTGGTTTTGGTGCTTTTATGTCGCAAACCTTGTACTTGCGCGCGGGAAGTCTCCCTTCCTTGACAACCACAAGCGATCAGTTTCGCGTTTCATTGCTTGGTCTGCTGCTGTTGACCACGATGGCGATCGATATGGGTTTGTGCGAAACCTCAAGGGCCCTCAGGATGAAATCAACCAACGGCGCAGCAAGGGCCTCCACATAAGCAACAGCCGCCGCATCATCATGGAAAAGGGCGCGGTTGATGATGTGGAGCGTACCAGGACGGAATGGGCAAGGCCGGACGGGATATTGGAGATCAATCCGGGTTATTCCGACAAGATCAAGCCGGATGAACTGTCGGCCGTTGACCTTAAAAACCAACTGGACTTTTTGAACGAGGCGAAGAATGAAATCGACAGTTTTGCCAATGTCAATCCGGCATTGCTGGCGGCTGGCGACCCCACAGAACATAGCGGAGTTGCAATCGACCTTATGCAACGAGCCGGATTGGCCGAGCTATCTAAGTTTTTGCTCTACCATCGCACCTGGAAAATGCGCTGCTACCGATTTATCTGGAACACCGTCCAGCAATTCTGGACTAGCGAGCGATGGCTGCGCATAACCGACGATCAGAACGTGCAGCAGTTCATTCAGTTAAACGGCGTCGGCATAGATCGCAATCCGCAATCGCCTAATTTTGGCCGGCCGCAGATTATCAACGATGTCGGCGCGCTCGATGTGGACATTATCCTCGATGAAGGGCCGGATGCCGTCAACATCATGCAGGACGCTTATCAGTTGTTGAAGGACGATCCGAATATTCCGCCTGCGATCAAGATTGAGCTGATGCCGGCGCCGGAAAGCACCAAGCAGCGATTGCGTAATCTCATGAGCCAAGCGGCGCAGCAGCAAAAGCCCGATCCCAAGGTGCAGGCCGAGCAAATCAAGGCGCAGGCCGAAATGCAAAAGGCGCAGGCCGAAATCCAGAAGGCCAACATGGCCGCCGAGGCCGAGAAATTCAACGCGCAACAGGATGCGGTTGCCAACCAGCAAAAGCAGCAGCTTGCACAATTCCAGGCGTCGGCTCGCGTGCAGGAATTGCAGATGGAAATGCAGTTCAAGCAGCAAGAGCATGAAATGAAAATGAACGAGCTGCAAGCGCAGCATGCCGACAAGGAGCGTGATCGTGACGACCGCGCCGCGGAACGGCATGTTAAGATGCGCGATCAGGACAGCAAGACAGAAGAGGCAAAGGAAGCCAAGAAATCCGGCAAGGACAAGGGCAGCTCAACGCCGCATATCACCATTCATAACCATCCTGGCGGCTCATCTAAGAAGGCCAGCAAGCAGAAAGACGGTTCTTGGCTGATGGAAGAGGTTGCTTGATAATATGACACTGGCGATCAAGCATCCATTCGTTAGTCCGATCTTGGATGCCGGCGATCCGACGCTTGTAGGGCCGTCCGAGTGGAATGATGTTCATGCCACGACGATGGCGAACAACAAGCTGCTTGGTCGCGCCACGGCCGGCACAGGCGCGATAGAGGAAATCACGCTAGGAACCGGATTGTCATTCACCGGGACGACACTCAACGGCGGACTTATTGTTACTACCGGGGTTCAGGGTTTCTATGTCGATGGAGCCTTGGGAACGGATGTAGCAGGCCAAGGTCTTTCTCCGGGTGCCGGTGCGTATAAAACCTTACAATTCGCCGTCAATGATATCTGCCCGCGTTGGTTCTTTCTCAATGACTCATTCATCAGTTTGGCGCACGGTACTTACAACGAGCAAGTTTTCCTGCCGCCGGTATTAGGGGATAGCACGCTTTTCATTAGTGGAGACGCCGCCGCGCCGACAGCCGTTTCCATCGTCTCACCGGGGCCTAGACCGGCTCTATGGGCATTCGGTCCAGGTGGGGCATGGGGTGTCAATAACTGCCTTCTGTCGTCTCCCTCTCAAACCAATTTTGAATTTGGAACCGTCACCTCATTTGGTCCAGGTTGTAGAGTTGAAGTCTCCAATTGCACTTTTGGAAATACCGGAGGGGCGTCCAACGTAGCTGCAAGTTCCGGGGCCACGTTGACGGCTACCGGGAATTTAACGATCAACGGGACAGGTGCTTGGGCGCTGGCGGCATGCCGGCATCCGCTGTCAACGGTGGACTTTCAGCACACGGCAGTTACGCTTTCCATAGACCCTGCATATACGGGGGCAACGCTGTTTGCCGAGCGCGGGGCATACATTAATTGGGAAACCAATTCTCTTTCGGGCACCGCCAGCAATGCAAAATACAGTGCTGGTCAAAGTGCTTACATCAATGT